GTCGAAACGATGAGCCTTTCGAGGTGATTTGGGTTGACACGTTGAAGGATGAACGGAGACCGATAGAGAAGGTGAAGACTGGAAAGACGAGAGTAATTTCCAACGGTCCAATGCATTTTAATATCGCTTTTAGAATGTATTTCATGACCGCTCTTGTCAATCTTAGGCTTGGCCGTATATTTAATGGGATTGCAGTAGGTTTGAATGTCTGGAGTAAGGAATGGGATTCCTTAGCCAGTCATTTATTATCAAACTCTCCCCTTTTATTGGACGGCGATTTTCGACTTTTCGACGGTACGTTGATAGATAAGATCATGTGGAAGATTTTTGAGATACTAGATGCGCAGTACAATGACGGAAATACTAGAATTCGCAGGAATTTATGGTACCATGTTGTTTATGCAGTGCGTCTGTGTCGAGATCGAGTTTATCAATGTACACATTCACTACCGAGTGGATTCGTGGCGACGGTTGAGGTGAATAGCCTCTATGTGAACATAATATTCAGATGTGCCTATTTGATGCTGGCTCGCCTTTACAAGCAAGCCGGTGACAATATGGAGACATTTAACAAGAAAGTGAAATTGGTAGCTTATGGAGATGACAATATCTACTCTGTGAGCCCCGATATTATTTCTTGGTTTAATATGAACACTATTACCGCCATGATGAAACAGTTCGGCATGGATTACACCCCTGCCGACAAGAGCGACGACCCCCGACCCCACAAGACCATCACCGAAGTTTCTTTTTTGAAGAGGTTCTTTAGACGTGTGGACACTAAAACAGGCTTAACACCTGCCTATATGTGCCCCGCAGAATTGGAAACTCGCTTGGAAATGCTCAATTGGACTAAGTCTAAAGGAGTTGATTCGAGCCCAGAAGAAGCGATGGTGATCACCGACGTTCTCAAGGAGTTAGCTATGCATGGATGCCGCGTTTATGATGACTACGCGCCCAGGATTGTGCGATGCGCAATCGAAGCTAACATAACTGGATTTGTTGACGAAGGCCCAACTTACCACCAGATGAAAGTCATCACAGGCCACGATGTACCCCGACGATGTGAACCTGCAAGATTTATACAAAATTCCAATGCATTCAAGGATCTAAGCAACGCTATCGACGGAAGAGGCGGGAGTATTTACTCTTATACCCTAGGATCGCCTGTGGTAGCCCCACATTATCCAAGGGAACATTGGTGCGACGCGCAGCCTGAGCTAGCTAGCGTCTAAGGAACAGCTTACCGAACAACAACAGAATTTCAATGCAGACCCCGACATTATGATGACGACCCAAGCAACGACAACGGACACGATTACACTACGAGATGATGGATCAACAGCTACGGACAGGTATGTAACGAAAGAAGCAGACATGCCGTCTATCATGTACGATTCCATCACGGAGACCACGGATCACTCGATTCAGAATTTCTTGAGTCGCATGGTGATCATCAGCCAAGGTAGTTGGTCTTCAACACAGAATGCAGGAGAGACCTTGGCTAATCTAACATTTCCTTCTGCTCTATTCAAGGTGGGTGCTAACAATCTTAACCAAAATGTTTACAAATTGGATGGTTTTGCTGCTATGAAAGCTAAAGTCAAAGTGCGAATTGAGATCAATTCACAGCCCTTCCAAGCCGGTGCGCTGTTGCTTCATTATGTTCCGTATTCGGAATATATGAATTCACACACTAAGTGGTATACTGATACCACCACCGACTTGGTAGCGGCATCTGGATGCCCTCATGTCGTCATGAATTTGGCCAACACTACCAGCATGTCATTTACTACCCCTTACATTTCACCCTATTTGTTTTTCAGTCTACCTCAGGGACAGGGATCTTTTGGTAACGTCGTCATTTCTGTTATTTCCCCCCTTGCCTCTCAGGCAGCTAACTCTGTTAACTACACCATTTGGGCCGCATTCGAAGATGTCGAGTTGCGATACCCGACTGATGCACCACTAACCACTAACTTTGCACAAGTGGGCAGGGAGATTGCGAAGATGGAAACCAGAGGAACCATATCCGGCACAGTTCGTTCTATCGGGACGGCAGTGGCTGATACGTTGCCATGGGTGGGACTGGGATGGCTGTCAGAGCCGGCTCGATTTATAACCGATGCTGGTGAGTCAGTACTCAAGATGTTAGGCTTTTCGAAGCCTTCGGTGGAGGCCCCAATTACCCGAGTCAGACAGTCACCAACACAGTACTTTCTGAATGCTGATGGCGTAGACACATCACACAAGCTTGGCTTGAGTGCTGCGAATGCGCTAGCAACAATACCCGGGTGGGCTGGTACGGATGAGGACGAGATGAGACTCGACTACATTTGTTCGAGACCAAATTACTACAAGACATTCGTGTGGAATTCTACGGCAGTGGCGGATACATCTTTGTTTCAACAACCAAATTCGCCGCTGTGGATGCAGACCATTAATGCATTGACGACCGGGAACTACGCTCAAACAGTTTCTTTGCCGTTGATCAGCAAGGTTGCGACTAATTTCGCAACCTGGCGAGGCACCTTGGTCTACACTTTCCATGTAGTCAAAACCCAATTCCATTCTGGACGTCTTCGAGTCTCCTTTCGACCCCTTTCGTACCCAACAACAACTTTAGCTGCTGATGTGCAATTCATCAACCAGCCGGGTTATGCGTACACAGACGAGATCGATCTCAGTGCTGGAACTACTTTCACATTTGAGGTCCCTTACGTCTCTGTCCGACCATGGATGCATACTCAGTACGATTCTAAGACCGCTTACCCTGGTGGTGACATCAGGAACAGCGCGACTGGGCTTGTTCAAGTATCCGTGATCAATCCGTTAGTGGCTGCCACTACTGTTGCAAGTAGTGTTGAAGTGTTGGTTTTTGTCCATATGAAGGACGCTCAATTCGCCAGTCCTCTCAAACCGACTTATCTGCCGTTTGGAATTCCGAACGTTGCGCAGATGGGCCGTGCGAGGATTGTGCCTACGCAGACTGCCACGGAGGCTATGGCTGATAAGAGAGAATTGTCGATGCTTTCGTATTCGACATGTATGGGCGAGAATATAACATCTATTCGCCAAATACTCAAACGGTACTCTTATTTAGGTAAAGTACAGTTGAACTCTCTTGCAGCTACGGCTTCCGTGAAAGGCTCGACAGGGAATGGCTTCGTGCTGTTCCCCTGGGCTCCCGTAACACCACAAAACGGGGCAATTTCCAACACCGCTGGCATTCAATCGCCAAAGTACGTTAATTCGTACACAACCACTAGTGGAGCTAACTCGACTGTGATCACTCAATATTCTGATTTGTTCTCGCAGTTTTACCCACTATATTCATTCTTTCGAGGATCGATGCGCTACAAGCTGATCGTGACTGGTAAGGGAACGGATTATGACAATTCGCTCCCCATTTTTATTTACATCAATGTTACCAATCCCGCGTCCGCCGATAACAACGTCCCCAGTATGAGTGTGACCGCCGCTGCTTCTGCAGGGGCAAGTGACAAGCTCACGACTGGTCCGATTCAGATTCTATTTGACGTGCCCTTTGCGATTGCAACGGGCACCAAAGTAGGATTTGCGTACCAGCCAGATCTTGGCTCTTACAAACTCGCAATCATCCCGGGCTTTGAAGGAACCATTGAGTTCGAAGTACCATTCCATTGTACTGGACACATGGCTCCCACCAACTACGGCACGTTTACTCAGACTAACGCGCGCTCTATCTTCTTCCCCTATCCTATCGTGACAATTGTCGGCTCTACCACACCCGCTGGAAAAGCTGTTCTTGCCGGCTCCACCTTGGAAATTTTCCGAGCTGTGGGCGACGATTTCTCTTTCGGTGGTCTCATTGGGTCACCACGGCATGTGCTGTGGTCATCCACTGTGGACCCCATCTAGACCTCATGCGTCGATACGTATTGAGCTATCTATCTTTCATTTTCTTTCTCCACTTGTCGCAAAGCAATTCAAGTGCAGGCGTCTCTTTCTGAGGCGTAAATCTAGCAACTACGTAAACCCGTGGGCTGAAGCGCAAGCAGTCAGCTATGCATATCACATTCTTAGTGAAGTGGTGCATTGGTCAAGGCGTTTTTGTTTT